CATTGGCGAAATTCGGATGTGGTTCGGCACGGCGACCGAAGCGGCAGTACAGGCCGCTTACGGACCCGGCTGGCACCTGTGCAATGGCCTGAACGGCACGCCGAACTATGCTGGCGTATTCCCGATCGGCGCGGGTCCGACGCTCGCTGCTGGCGCGACCGGGGGCTCTTCTACCGCGACACTGTCGACCGGTAACTTGCCGCAACATAATCACCCGGTCAACGTTAATGATCCCGGTCATACTCATGGCCTGAGTCAAAGCGCACACGCGCACGTCGTTAACGATCCAGGACACGCGCACGCGGTTAGTGACCCCGGCCATGCACACATCGTAAACTCTTCGCCGGGTCTCGGTCAGGGTGCGGCTGGCGGAAATACGGTTCAGCAGCAGAGCGGGAATATGGCGACGGCCGTAAGCGGTACCGGGATAGAGATCTTCGGTAACGGTACCGGCGTATCGGTCGCGGCGAACACGATTCCGATTTCGGTCAATGGCGCGGGTACGAGCATCACGGCGACGTCGGGCAACACCGGAAGCGGTACGGCATTCAGCATCGTTCCGCCGTATCTGGCAGCAGTCTTTGTGATGTATACGGGGGCTTGATGAAGAAATTCTGGCACGGCTTTCGCAAGCGCGACCGCGAGCCGATAGAACACCATGAAAAAAGCCCCGCTAACTTTTTGGCATCGCCAGAGTTAGCGGGGCTGATCGCATCCATCGCCGTGAAGGTGATCGGTTCGACGGTGAAAGACCGCATGTTGCGCGCGGTCCTGACTGCTATTGTTGCGGGACTGGGGGCGTGGTTTGGGTTTTCTTCGTCGACTGACTCTTCGCAACAATATTCGCTGCTGAACATAGCGGTAACGCAGCCGCGTAGCGCGCCTGTCGCAGCGACCCCTGGTTACCCGCGCATGGCGGCTGGCCGTTGATCTTCTGGACGGTCGTATCGAAGTCCCCCTGAATACCCGCGTCGTTCGCGTCGCTATCAACAAAGAACCACGCGGCCGACGACGCGCCCAGTTCGGTCGTTTGCAGTTCTGACGTATCGGTGTTCAACGGTACGTCGATGGCCGCGAAAAAATTCATATACTGCGCACGCCCGGTCAACTGAATCAAACCCTGACCACGATAATTCCAGCCGTCTCCGCTCGATGCCGGGCCGTTCCCCATGCGGTTAGCGTACACATCGTTCGCGATCGCTTGTGGGCCCTGACCAGCGAGTAGCACGGCGAGATTGTTCGGAATCTTGGTGTCTGTTTGCGGGCTCACGGCGTAACGCTGCGGCCATACCTGGGCGAGACGAACCGCCGTGTAGTTCAGGTTCTCCGCAAGGTTCGTCAGGCCCATCGACTCTACACCGACGTTCGCGAGAAACGCAGCGGTGCTTGAAGCGCTGTTGCTGATACCTTGCGCATCGCATGCGGCCTGAATCGCGGCGAGCCATTGCCCGGCAAGTGCCGTCGAAGAGCCGCAGCCAGCAACCAGAATATCGGTTGTAAGTTTCACTGTCATTCTGCCATGTCCTCTTTGCCCCGGATTCCCCGGAAAATGCCATGGCGCGGCCGGTCAATCGTGCCATGCGGGAAGTATTCAAACGATGCAATCTGGCGGTTGTACATCGCGCCGAAATTGTCGAATGCCTCTTTGCGCTCTTTGAAAGAAAGCGACGTCGCCTGAATGTCGAAATCGCCCCACTTCGCGGAATGCACCTTGAACGCGCCAACCATTCCGGTATGCTCGTTAGCGATCATGCCACCTTCAGGCGTGCGTAACTGCTCGACGTAGCCGACGATTTGCGCCTCTTCGGTGATAAAACGTTTCACCTTTAGTCGAAGGTTCTCGTTCAACGTCGAACGACCGAACTTGTAATGCCCTTCAGGGTGCGTAAGCATGACGCCTTCGAAACCGCCCATAATCGAGGACTCTTCGAAGCGGGATAATTCTTCCCGGTTATATATCAGCGTTTGCGGGATAACTTCGATTCGCGCTTCGATCGGGCGTTTGTGCCTGGACTGGATCACCGATACGCGATGCTTAAGCATGCTGAAGCGTGTCGAGAACGTATCGCCCGGCCGCGTACGATCGTCGAACAGGAACAGGCGAAAATCGGGATTGTCGTGCTTCCGTCGAACCGGGCCGCTGGTGTTGTGAAACGCGCGCTTGTCGTTCCATGCTCCGACGATCAGTTCGCCGTCGAGCCCTTCAAGGCTTTCGTGCGACAGGAAATCGCGGACGAAATCATTACCGATCGGAGCGCCGCTCGATGTGCGCGCGATACATTCGTCGACGATGGTCCGGTAACCGTCGAGCTTGACCGACGCGTAATACGGAAACACAAGGGCTTCGTCGACGAAGTCTTCGGCCTTCATGGGCTTTCGCCACTGAAATTCGCTCACGCAGTCACCTTAAGAAAATCGATGTCGTTCAGGAGCAGCCGCGACCAGTTTTCAAGGTCGTCGCCTGAGATGTCCGATACCGGTCGCATACCGATGGTGATCAGTTCCGACTCGCGGCACATGGGCTCAAGATACGCCGGAATGTCGATCGTGAAAACGCAGCCGAAGTGAACCCGGCCGACGGGGTCCGACAGGTCATTGATGATCCCGTGAAAAATCGGCACGAGTGAGTTTCGCTCGAACTCGAATTCTCGCTCGCCGCTTTTAGCCTTTCCGTATCGAGCTTCATCGAACGTGATGGTTATCGACTCGACCGGGTCTTGCGGATCGAGTCTGAACAGGATTTCCTCGTTCATTTCGCGGGCGATCGCATGCGCCGTCGTGGCGACAACATCAATAACGCTGTTGTCGTCGATCCATACATCGGCCAAATCGACGTGACCGCCTACGCCGAACGATTTCTTGCCACCTAGGCGGTCTTCCCCGACTTTTTTGGTGCGCTGGTATTCGAACAGCGTCACGGAGCCGTCCTGAGCGATCCTACGCAGAATCACATAGGGAAGAAACTGCCCGAAGCGTTCGTCGGTTTCGAGTTCGTGACGGCGCCCGATGAAAAGCGACGCGTACGCCGCTTCAAAGAACGACTTCGGATTCATGCTAACGAGCGGGCCTAACTGACCCATTCCGAAGCGTTCTTTGTCGAACGCCAGGATGTGACCGGCGTGTTTGATCATTGCGGCGTCACTCCCGGCAAAGAGCCATTGCACTCTGCTCGATCTTTTGCAATCAGGGCGATGGCTTCGTTGAGGGCGTTGGCGTCGGCGTCGGCGTCGCTGAACCGCTGGGTGAGGTACCAATTAAGGCTTGATACCCCGTCAAGAAGTCCGCCTGAACCGGCTGCGTCAACTCCGCTGGCGCTGGCGGGAGCGCCGGGCACTGTAACGCGGATGATGTGGGGACTGGCGAGGTAGCGCTGCAACTCGCCAGAATAACTAGCAGCGGAAGCCAGAGCGGCATCACGCGCCGATTGAAGATGCTGTGCATTGTCGGTGTACTCCGAATGGATCGACGCCACTTGCGCGGCGAAGTCGGCCGACTGCTTTTTGAGCGCGGCCTGGTTGGCGATAACCTGTGCTTCGGCTGCGGCCTTCTGCGTCTGCACATAGTCGTCGAAAGCGGCCTTTTCCTGCTTATGGCCGTAGTAATACCCGCCGATCGCGAGGGCGAAATCGCAGACCGCAACAGCGATCAGCGCTTTCGCCGCGAGCGATCCGGGTACAAGGTCTGTCAGAATGCTCATTAAGCCTTCTCCTGGCGGTCGACCAGTTCAAAGACGTAATCGACCTGAATTTTTGCGACCGTTGAGACGGGTCCATCATCCAGATTCTCGAATCCGTGATTTTCCGGCTCTGCGCGGCGCTCTTCTTCCCATTCCTCGAACGCCGCGACTAGCTGTTTGCGGGTGAGGGTCCGTTCATTACTCATTTCTGGATTCCTTATAAATCGCTGCGTTGCTTGAATGCGATCGAGCCCGTCACCATCGCAACACCGGAAAGGATCGCACCGAACGCGGTACCGAACGCGATCATGTCGAAATGGTGGTCTGGGCCGGAATAAACACTGTACGCGGTCAGGGCAAGAAAGGATGGAAAACCGGTAAAGACCATGAAGAAGGCTGCAACGCGAGGAAGGTCATAGCTCTGACCGTCGTTCTCGCTGCAGCAGTCGATAAAGACTTTCCGAATGCCCACGATAACGCCTTAAAGTGCCAGGCGGTGACGCAGATTCGACAGTCGAATGTTGTATGACTCGACGCCCGACAACAGGCCGCGAAGGCTGTCGATCACTTGCGGTTGCGGAGGGGGTTCCGTGTCGCCGCACTGGCCAGAGCCGACGACGCCACCGTGCGCAATCGGCAGAAGAGTATTTTCGAGCGCTTCGATTTCCGCGCCGGTCGTAACGAGCGCGTTAAAGATCGATTCGATTTCCGACTGAACGGTGACGCGCGCCGTAGGCAAAGAACACTGTTGCTCTTTGTTTTGGTCGACTCCCGTTGCCGCCGCAGCTTTCGCTGGGGATTTTGATGGCATATTCTTTCCTTTCTTGATGGTGGAACAGGGCACACAAAGCGCCCTGTCGTTCTGCTATGAAACTTGCCCGTCTACTTCTTCATGTTCGCTTATGCAGCGGGCGTAGTCGGTGTAGTCGGCGTGCTAGGTGCTTCTGTCTTCGGATCGACTTCCGCGACGACATCCTTCGCATCCGTCTCGACGTCACCGGCAACGGCTTCCGCCTCACCGACGATTTCTTCCTCGACCTTCTTCACTTCACCGCCGGAAAAGACGCTTTCGACTTCCTTTAGAACCTTTTCCGCGCCTTCTTCGATACTGTTGATAATGGACATTTGCAATACTCCTACAAAGTTTTGATAGACGGGCCATGACAGGCCCGGCCGGTTAGATGCTGCCCAGTGCAGCGGAAAACGTTTAGAAGCCTTCTGCCTGCTTCGGTGCGCCGGTCACATTGCCTTCGCCCGTATCGACCGATTTCGAATAGTCGACGTTCGCTTTACCGGTCGCGACGGCCTTATGGAACTCCTTCGCCTGAACGAAGATTTCGGCGTCCGTCACGAGACCGTCAAGATCGAACTTGGCGGTCGACCAGGTACCTTGATCGTTCTGTTGAACGGTCGTCGTGAGCTTGATGCGATTGGCGTACGTCGCGGGCGTGCCGATCTTGTTGCCGATACTGACCTTCTTGTTCTGCAGCATCGTCATGAGCGTTTTCGACGACTTGATTTGCGTCGACGCCAGCGACAGAATCGCAGCCATGCTCTCGCCGGTATCCGGGTCGATCACGATCACGTAATGGGCGCGCGTGTCCGAGTAGTAATCGGACTTCTTGACATCGAACGTTCCGTCGGCGTTCTTCACGATCAGCTTGCCGTTCACGTTCTCGACCTTGCCGTCGGCGACGATCGAATCCATGTCTTCCGGCGAGATTTCGCCCTTGAAACCGCCCTGATCACCGTCGCGGGAGCCCCAAAGAATGAACGAATGTTTGTACGCCGACTGTACGATGTCGAGCGGCCTCGACTTCACATCGTACAGCTTGCCGGTCAACGTGTTCAGGAACATCCCGGCCTTGGCGCCTGGGATGTGCTTCGGATTGTCCTCGTCGACAACCGGCGACATCTTTTGAAGCAGTTGCAGGAAGGGGATTGCATAAGCGTCCGCGCTCGCACCCTCGAAACCCGCGCCCATGTCCGCAGCGTCCATAAACGACGGCGCGGCGATCGCGGTGCGCTTGACTTCGGCGACAGCCGTCGAAGCAGACGCCAGAACCTCTTGCTTCGCTTCCTGATCGACAGGCCTCGACGCGGTTTTCTTTGCAGTTGCCATAATTTCTGATTCCTTTCTGAAAAATTGTTGGTACAGCGGATTGAATGCTACTTCGACTTTTTCTTTTTGGGAAGCGTTATTTTCGCTTCTTTGTATTCGAACACGCTAAACGTGTCGAGCGGAATGTTATCGCCCGCTTCCATGCGCTCCTTGACATACGACTTCAGCGTTTGCGGGTGAATATTTTCGCCGATGTCTGGTGTAAAACCCTGTTCACGCAAAAGCTTTTCGGCTTTCTTTGCGTTCTCTTCGTCTTCCTTACCAAATGACAGCGTAAGCTCCTTCCTGATAATCCCGTCGTCGCCGCGAGCGCGAACCCAGGCAAGCGCGGCCGGTTTCTTTTCGACGGTCAACGAGCACTTGATATCGGGCTTAATCTTGATTTCCGAACCATCTTCGAGCGTGAAAGACATCATTTTCAGGCGCTGCATAAGGTTCGGAATAGTCCGCGAACGAAGCGTGTCCGCTTCGCCTTTGACCAGCGCGAGCGCTTCGTTCGCGAGCACAACATCGGCGTCTTTGGCGCGCAACTGTTCTGCAAGCTCGATCAGTTTTTCGAGCGCGTCGCCCTGTTCTGCAGCGGTCATGTCGGGCGCGTCGCCCACGCCGAAGATATCATCGGCACTGATCCCCGGCTCATCGTCAAACGTGTCGGGTTGCTGCGGTTGAATATCGCTCATGGGTTGATATCCATAACAATGTAGCGGGTCATCTTCTTATCCCATTTCAACATCTTGAACTGCTTCTGACGACGCAGGATAAGTCCAGAGCAAACGGCGATCAGTGACGGATCACCAATTGCAAGAAAACAGTCCCGGTCCGCGTCGAAGTCTTTCAGTCCATCGCGGATACGACTCGTTAAGCGCGCGAGGTAAATCGGGTTGTCGGTCGGATTCAGGATCGGGGTTAGCGTGCCGAAAACCGTTGCCGTCGAAAGGTCAAAGACAGGCTCGAATCGACCCTTGTCATTGTTGTAACGCTCGACGACTTGCGGTACGAAAACGCGGGGTTCATTCATACATTTCTGATCCTTTCTATAAATTCTCTTAAGGGCTCTTTGGAGTCGCGTACGAGATTCGAACTCGTGTTAACAGGATGAAACCCTGTGATCCTAACCGCTAGATGAACGCGACGACAACCTTTCGGTGAGAGCCCTCACTTTACCCATTCTCGACGAATGTCGCAACCTCTTTTCGATCATTGTCGATCACGATATCGGCGATGTGATCCTTGAACGCCAGGCTCGCGGCAACATCTTCATTGATCGTTCCGCGAGCGATGAAGTCAACGTACAGCACGCTTTCGGTCGTGCCGATACGGTGACAGCGATCCTCGGATTGACCGCGCACGTCGTTGTCGAAATCACACGAGTAGTAAAGCGAGTACGTTGCACGCGTCAGGGTAAGCCCTGCATACGCGGCCTTGTTGCAGACGAACGCGCGGACCCGACCATTCTGGAAATCATCGATTGCAATTTCCCGATCTTCGTCGCTTACGCCGCCGTGATACTCAACATACGATATCCCCTCTGCTTCGAGCGCGACGCAAATCTGTCGAATCTCTTCGCGCCCGATCGCCCACGTAATGAACGATTTGTCTTCGGGGATATCATCGACGACGTCCAGATACTCTCGCATGCGCGGATTGTCTTCAGGCGCCATGATCTCGGGCTTACCGTTGACGTTGATATAGCCGCTGGTACACTGTTGCATCTTGGCGCGCGCGGCGATTGCAACGAACGACTGCGGACCCTCCTGTTGGCTCGCGTATGCCAGTTCGTTTTTCAGTTCGTCATAGACGGCCTGCTGCGCGTCGGTCATGTCGAAATAAACCTTCTTGTAAACCTTTGGCGGAAGGTCCAGACACTCAGACTTGCGTACGCGAAATACATGCGGCGCAATCATCGCCGCGAGCTTGTCGAGGTTTTTGTATTGCTTGCGTTCGACCGTAGCGCCGGTTTCCTCGTCGACGACCTTCTCCGTCGCGACGACCTGTGCGAACGCTGCTTTCGGACCCATCTTGCGAATCAAACCCTGCATTTGGGGCGACTGGGGGTCGAGCAGAACGGCGTATTCGCTCACGAACGCCCGATACGAAGTAGTGCCAAGTAACCCCTCTTTCAGAAAATCGAACTGAGAAAAAAGGTCCATCGGCGCCTTGGTAAGGGGCTTACCCGACAGGATTCGTCGAGCGGTTGCCGCGCGCCCGGCATTAATGATGTTGACGGTCCGCTTCGCCTTTGGATTGCCGATTTTCTTCGATTCGTCGACAACAGCCATTACGCGGAAGCTGTTCATAAATTCCCGGACAACCTCGATCGCTTCAGGTCGCAGCATCGCCTCGAAATTGATCGACAGGATTCGAAGGGTTGGCTCGGTAAAGCGACTTTCCGACGTGTACAGGCGGGCGAGACCCTCTTTCTGTTTTTTCGTCTTGACAGGCCCATTCCATGCGAAAGAAACGCTCGCAACACCAAGGTGTTTAGGAATCTCACGCAGAACCCAGTTCGAGTGAACGCCTTTAGGGGCGAACACAACGACAGCATCGATCTTGTTACCGACGAAGCATCGTTCGCCGTCGGCCAGCGTTACCCATGTCTTTCCCGTTCCCTGCTCCATAAAGAAAGCGAAGTTTCGCTTGCCTTCGCTCGCGTCGAGACCGCGCAACTGGTGTTTCATTCCTTTGGTTTTCATAGTCCATTGTTCCGTAGCTCGTACAGGAATTCGATAATCTGTGTCTTGCCGGTCGCTTTCGCCAGAATTAGCAGTTCGGCGCGCGTCTTATTTTCAATGCGCCATGCCGGATCGAGCAGATAGAACTCCTTATCTTCGACGCGCAGCAGGCAGAACGCGTGACCGTTTTTAAATTTCCATTCACGCATCCAGCCTAGTTGACCGCGCTCGAACGAATTTTTTAGGGGGCAGGTAGTAGGGCGCTTAGGCCATACTTCGAGCGCCTTGTTCTCGCACCATATAACGGTCCCGTAGCTATTTTTCATGATAACGTCGGGCGTGCCGTTGCCTTCCATGTTCTCGACGCGATGCGTCAGAAGTCGACCCCTATCGATAGAGTCGGAGAAATTACTCCACGCGGCGGACTCGCGCTGTTTGTTACCCATTACCTTGACCCTCCTGCGACCGCTCCGCCGCATCGATGATCTTTATTACCAGTTCCATCATGTCGAAGTAACACTGGAAAGCGCCCATCGCCATAAAAACCGCTTCTTTGCTCGCCAGTTCTCGACCCATTTCGACAAATTCTGGGACTGGCGAGTCGAGCGCCATCGCCATAGCGCCGCGTACCGTTTTGAGCGCTTCCGGAATGGCATTTTTGATTACGCGATTCTGGTCTCGCATGAGTTCTGATAGCTTCACTGGGTCCAGTCCTTATCGTCGATGCGAATGATGTTTTTAACAATGAAGACACTGCCGATACGCCATGCTTTTACGAGGTACCATGCGCCTACCGGATCGTTCTTTGCGATCGATGCGCCGTGCGTCATAAATTCTTTCGGGCGCAAACGAACCTTTACAGGGGAGTCAACGCTATCATCGACACAGTGCATGTCTAGAAATTGCGACGCCCCTCGATACTTTTCGGCCTTTCCATTTTCGACGCGACGCTTCTGTCGAACAGGGTCGTTCTCGTCTTCAAGTGATTTCTTTCGAAGCTTGACGATTATAAGACAGTCGTCGCGCTCGCGAACCTCTTTAATTGTGACGATGGGGTTTCCGCTCGTGACGCCGATCGCCGTCGGGTCATCATAGGCCCAGCCCCATCGCGTCCGTGCTTCTGCGATATCGGAGAACTTGACTTCTGCTTTCGCCAGCTTGGCCCGATCTTTCTCTGTGATCATTCCTAGTCGACGCTTCTCGATATACTTCAGCGCGGTAACCGGGCCGTATCCCTTGGCGTTTTGTATGCCGCCCACTAGACGGCCCGCTGCGACCATCCAGTTAGTTTCCGAATAGTCAGGGTCCATCGGTGTGTACGGAACCCCTTCTGCGGCGAGTTCTCGAAGGATTGCATATACCTGTTCGTCGTCCTTGGCGGCGCGCAAGGAAGCCGCTGCATAATCCAGACGGTGATACACCTTCATGTACAGCGTCCAGTACGTGACAAGACCGTAACTCACGCTGTGGGACCGGTTGAAGCCGTACGCGCCGAACGTGCGCATTTGTTGCCATATCTTCGTCGCGTCGTCGCGCGCAACACCTGACGTTTTGGCACATCCATCGACGAACTCTTCGAGTTTTTTATTAAAGTACTCTTCGCCCATCTTCTTGCCCATCGCACGGCGGATCGAGGATGTCTGTTCCCAGTCGAACCCGGCGACGTCCTTCACGATCGACATAATCTGTTCCTGATACACGATAACGCCGTGCGTCGATTCCAGAATGGGTCGAAGCTGCGGAATGTCGTATGTTACGGACTCCTTTCCGTTCGCCCTCCTGATATAGGCGTTCGCCATACCAGACGACATCGGGCCGGGTCGCGCCAGTGATGTGATGTGATCAATCTGGTCGAAACGGTCAATCGTCATTTGGCGCGTGATCGAGCGCACCGCGTCGCCCTCGAACTGAAACAGACCGCCGACCTTATCGTCGTCCAGCATCTTGAAACAGGCCGGATCGACAGGTTCAAGCGCATACAGTTCGTCGTGCGTAACGCAATTGGCGTCGTCGATCACGCCAAGGGTCCGAAGGCCCAGCGCATCAATTTTGAGCAGGTTAAGCTTTTCAGCATCGCGTTTATCGACTTGCGCAATGCCGTCCGCCGTGACGGTCGCATAGTCGCTAATTGGGTCGTTACACACGATGATCCCAGCCGCGTGTACGCTGCTATGCGACGGATGGACTTCGATAGCACTCGCGCAAGCGGCGGCCGATTCAAAGCGTCGACCAAACTCGCGCCCCGCTTCTGTCTGATTAATGGTGTCCTGTACAGCGAAACCATAGCGCGGGTCGCCTTCAGGGTAATCAACAAGCGAGGCTTTAACCTGGTCCGTCGCACTAAACGGGAGCGCAAACTTTTGACGGACTTTTTCAAGCGTCGACAGTCCTTTAAGGAAACTGACGTTTCCAAGCTTAGATACGTTTTGTTCACCGTACTTTTCCTTCAGGTAGTCAAACACCATGTAACGTTTAGTGTCGGCGAAGTCGATGTCGATATCCGGGAAGTCTGAACGACTGATGTCAATGAACCGATAGAAGAGAAGGCCATATTTGATCGGATCAACTTCAGTAATTCTAAGTAGATAGCAAATGAGTGAACCGGCCGACGAGCCGCGCGCCGGGCCAACGAGCATCTTCTTTTTTGCGAAGCGGATAAGGTCCGCCACGCACAGAAAGTAAGAGTCAAACGCTTTCGCCTTGATAATTTCAATTTCGCTATTGAAGCGCGCTTCATATTCAGGTGTCCATTCCTTGATGTGCCCCAGCGCCAGGCGTTCTCGCATGCCCTCGCGCGCTTCTGCGACCATATCGCCTTCGAGTTCGATCAGTGGTGCCTTCTGAAGCTTGACGTCTTTCAATTGATCGGCGATCGCATGTGTGCTATAGACGGCGTCGGTAAATTCCGCGTTCGTCATGATACCGGCATCCTCAACCAGGTATTCATGCAGCGCGCCGACATCCGAAATGATGCGCGGCCCGACAGACTGTCGAACCTCCCATGCGTACGCGTCCGACTCATGCCTGTAGTCGGGCATGTCGTTGTACGATGTAAGCACCATTGGCATGTTGAAACGCCGCGCGTAGCGAACCGCCTTGAGCGCATGCGTGATCGACGCAGGGTTGATATCGACGTAATCGAAGGCGCCGTGCGGTGCGTGGATTGCGCCGCCCATAAACCTGATTAGCCCTTCTCGCGAATGCGCCAGTTCGACAGCAGATACACCGCCGTTGCGTTCGGCTCGCGACGTGATGTTGTACAGCTTACGCGTATCCTTCGCGAGTACCCAGGCGCGCGGCTTGAAGTCGGAACCTTCAGTGATCACCGGGAGTTCGGCGCCGAACATCGGCGTGATACCCGCTTTCTTCATGGCATCTTCGTACTTCACATGGCCCCATGTGCCCGCGTCGACGATACCGGCGGACCCCGTATTGATCGCCTGAAGGCGTTCCGTGACGTCGTCAAGGTGTCCGTATGCCTTCTTGAAGCTGAAGCCGGTACGGACCCGCAATTGGGGGAACTGGATCATTTTGCCTCTACTCGCGTGATTTCTTTCTGCGGAAACTGGATTGCAACCTCGAAACGTCGCGCGCCATCCATAGAAACAAGCGGATCATCGCCCGCACGATCAACGTCGCACACTGCAATTTTTCCGTCCGGCAAAAGCGCCATGATAACGAGCACTTCGAACCCGCCATTTAGATATTGCATACTCATACGGGATCAGCCACCTGACAAAGGACGGTCGACACGTTTTCGTTGTTCGATCCTTCCATAAACTCGACCGAATAGAAAAAGCCTGTCGACAGCGATTCGAGCGCGACGATTTGAACGTTACAGTCGCGGGAGATTTGCGAACACTCGCGCGGCGTAAGTGGAAGCTTCTTTTGCACCGTCATGTAAAGAACCTGCATTATGCGAACACCTCGAAGATACCCAAAAACTTCGCCACGTCGAACAGTTGTAAAACGTCGTCGAGCGCCCTGTGCTTCTGAACGTATTCGCCCTTGACGATTTCGATCAGTTCCTGAAGCTTCATGTTTCGGCCATACTCGAAGAAGCTTTGCTCGACGGTACAAATCTCGATCGTTGTCGATCCGCCGGGCGCGTCAACGTAATAGCCGATGTCGGATAGCTTCAGCCCGGCACGCTCGCAATCGTAGTACAGCATGTCACGGTCGAAGGAAAGGTTATGCGCGATCCGACCGCGCGTCTTCGTGAAGTAGTTGCGAAGGTCTTCGACGTACGACGCGAACGGAGGCTTGTCCTTTAGGTCGGCGTCGGTCAATCCCGTGATCTTCGTAATCACCGCTTCGAGCGCCTGCCCGGGATTACATTTGAACTCAAGCTCTTCGAGCACGCTCACGCCGTCGGTGATGATTCCGCCGAACTCGATAATCTTCGGCTGATCTTCGATCGACGCTTCGGGATGCTTAGTGAGGCCTGTCGTTTCGGTATCGAAGATGCTAAACAGCATGATCGATCCTCATGCGGCGCTTTGCGTCTCGAACGTCACGAGCAATCCGGCTACTCGACATGTCCTTCAAATGGTCATGAGGCGATTGCCCGCGCAGCATGTGAAGGAGGTTTTCTCCGTTCGGGCTCGCGGCAGTAGCACGCTCGTTGTGAAGCTTCACGGCGCGATAATACTGGCGCATGCTGCGGATGCACAGCGGCTTATGAATCGGTGCACCGAAAGAATTGGCGATTGCCGACGGCCTGTTCGGTGTGTATCCCTTGAAAAAATCGCGACGCGCGAGCGCTCGACGTGTACGTTCAGTCATTCTCGGTCTGTTCCAATGAAAGGGCGCGAAACTGCAAGAGTTTCGCATACTCGCCCTCGGTCAGGATATTGATCAGTTCCCAACGATGGACAACCAGAAAGTCATTGACCCCTCTCAAATCCAGTTCGTGACCCGCAACGGTCTTGTCGATGTACTTTCCGATCTTGTCGTGAATCCGCGCCGTCGACATATCCTTCTGACGCTTCAGTTCCTGCAGACGAAGTTGAGTATTGCGCAACTCTTCTTCGCTATCGATAGACCATGCTTTATCTGTCATTCTTTCTATCCTCTTTCTATGTTCGTGCGGTGCGACGGGTTACGGCTGAAGACCAGAGCCGAACCAGAAACGGCCGGGCGGATTTGTCTTGAGCGGTCTTTCTGGCTGTTCCTCCTGAGTGTCTTTACGAGACGAGGAGCAGCCAGTGTACAACATTTCGAGCTAATTCGACAAGGATCGACTATGTCGCGTTCTGGTTGAAAAAGTCTTCGGCGTTCAGTTCGAGCCAGCGCTCCAAAGAGTCGATTGCCTCGGAGATATCCCTGTTTTTGGGCTTCGAGCCGCGACAACCGGCGACAAGAAGTTTCTTGATCGCGTGTCCGATTGCGTTGTCCGTGACGTTGAACAGTTGCAGTACGCGGTAGACGTCGACGTAATCAAGGTGTCGAACGTCCTTGAAATAGTGCGAGTGCTTCCGGTTGCTATAGTCGACTTTTTCCGCGAGTGGGAGCGCCGATGGAATCCCGACATCCTTCATAACGCCCGCGTCGAGCGCGACGCCGAGAGAGCCTATTGAACCGATCGACGCGACGAGTTCGGCAATATTCTTTTCGAACCCGTCGCGCGCAACACTGTTCTCCGCGCCGCTCGTGTTCATTGTTGAAACGTTCACCAAGTCGTTTATTCTGATTTCGGTAGGCAACGGTACGTTCCGAACGGTCTGAATCGATGGTACGTGCAGGCCGGTCGGAACCAGCGGTTGATCGCTCGACGCCTTCTGGTCGTCGCCGTCGCCTTCATACGGGACGAACTCACCGTTCTCGTTCAGGATGGTCGATTCGAATCCGGCTTCGCGATAGACTTCAACAACGTCCCGACGGTTGTCGTATGCCGCGACGACTTTCATTCCCTTCTGTTGGCAGAACGAATTATTCAGGTATGCGGCAAACTCTCGCTTCACTTCGACGACCGGGCGTTGGTCTTCGTCGGCGCGCATGAGGATGGAAAAGTCGGTAACCGGCTCGATACGGAAATTCCGGCTAATCCATGCGGCGGTCGATTCCGCCTCTTTCGCATAGCGACCGGTCGCGAAAACGATGAAATCGCCGTTAGCGATGTGATTCATGAGAATGGCCGAACCGAAATGCAACGGTGGATCGTCGCTTGCGCCAGCGTGATAGTGCGCGAAGTGTTCGGGTTGATTGGCACCTTCCGGTACGCGAGCCCGGCGCCAGCGATCGTCACTGATACAGCCGTCGATGTTAATCACGACGATACGACCGGACATTTCGCGCTTGATTGGTTGATTCATGAGGATTCCTTGATTGTTACGATTCGCGACGATTTACAGGCGCACGTACATGTACGAGATATGGCCGACGATATGCGCAACAGCCTCGCTGTAGCGATCGGCGTTGTACTTGTCGATCGCAGTAATCGCTGCTTCTCGTAACTCTTCCGACATAAACGATGTGGTGTGCGAGCCTACCGGGATCAGGCGCGGCGGAGACTTGCGATTGCCGTTGGTCGTCGTTGCGTTAAGGGTTGTGATTAGTAGTGAGAACATTATTTATCCTGGTAGTAATGTTAAAATTGATGATCGATATTATTTCGTGCTATGACTAGAATTCTCCCGGCGCCACCTGAAAGCACGTAACGCCTTCGCCGCGCCACATCTTTACGACCTTGTCTCGATCGTCGAAAACGGCGGTCAGGCGTTGACGCTGCGACGGCTGAAGCTGGTTGAGCCATTTGCGCTTAAGCTGCTCGTCGGGCGTGTAGTCGCCGGTTGGGCGCATCCTGAGCATTTGCGCGAGCATATGGCCGTGAATGTTCAGGACACGCGACAGCCATTGAATCGACTTATCCTGAACGCTATCCTCGCGACCCGACCAGATCATGAGTTCGGCGCCGATCGTGTAAAGCTGGTTGAATGTGCGCACGACCGGCATGTTCGGCACGTCCAGGTGGCACGCGTCATAGAACGCGGACCAATCCGGCTTGAAATTGGGGTCTTGCTGATACACCATCCCGTCGATCGTCTTGTACTTGCGCGGGTGATTCGGGTCATGGATCGAGTGCGTATTCGCGGCGTCACCGACGAAAATATACGGCGCCTCGACAAGCGGTCGTCGGTGATCGATCAGGGCCAATGTCCCGTCAAGATCGAAGATGTAAAGCGGTCGGTCATTAGCTTGCACGATGATCCTTTATGATTTCTGATTTGGGGAATTCAGGTCGGTCTCGGTTGGAGCGGCGCTGTTCAACTTCAAAATCCTGATTGCAAATACGGTTACGACCGTCTCCGACGAGCCAAGGGTAGGGCGGGTAAAAATCGACAGCGCCGGGCGCGCGATGCTGAACCGTAAAGGTTCTTACATATCTCGATACCGTCGACAGTTCTCTACGCTCGACGAACTCAAGCCAGCGCCATTCCCCATCGGCAACCCTGACAGGAAACAGGGCGAACGTACGGCGCCACGACTCACGAGCGACCTTGGCTTCTGCAATCGTGAGAGTCTTGATTCTCATAAGGATTCCTTACGTTTTAAATACGTACTCGATATGGCCGAACTCTTCGAGGCGAACCAGGTGCTGTCGAATCTTGGCGCCGTACAGGAAGGGCGAGCACTTCTTGTGAAGCTCGTCGATATCGATCGATTGCCCTTCGGCAAGGTGCTCGCGCATCCATCGCACGATCATGGCCCGCGTCGAGTAAGGGTGAAGCTTGGTAATACCCCTGCTAGTCCAGAATACGCCAATCGCTCCGCGTCGACGGCGGTTACCTTCTATGTTTCGGTCGTGACGGTCACGAATGGCCTGGTCGCGTTCTTTGGCTTTCTTGATCAGGTTTGATCGACGTTCTTCGGCATCCTTCTTTCTGTTCTCTTCACGCATGCGTCGAATTTCTTCGAGCGCTTCGAGCTTGCGCGCCTTTTGCTCGTCGATCATGATCAACCCCAATAGATTACATTGGGTCGAATTGTAAACTAATCCGGCGTAACGTGTAAAGCGACACTTGTCGAGTTACGTTGGTGTTTCTCGCTGCACGATCGAGACGATTTCGATCCAGTCATTATTCGTCAGTTCGTAAACATGCTGCTCGGCGCCGAAGACCCAAACATTTGCCATATGCGCGCGAATTTTCTTGACGATCGCCAGCCGATCACCATGGCGATTCGCGTCGACAGGGTTCGAGAACGGTGTTTCGTCCGGGTCGTTGTCCGCGTGATAGCGGATCGTGGCGATAATTTTCACGAGAACACTCCAAACGCACACAGGATCAGCAGTACGCCCATGATGGGATGATCGCACGAGACGAGCACGCAACCGCCGATGAAAACGATAACCGACATAGGTTAAATTCCCTCGAAAAATTCCTGCATAGAAATCAGGATCAGCACAAGGCCGATCAGTACGTTATGGCCGATGATCAGTAGTACGCCGCCAACCAGCAACAGGCAATCGAACACAGACGGCGGTCGGTAGCGTCGACGCATATCAGATAAACCCGCCCGCGTAGCACAGTAGAACGATACCGACGAACACGGGCGCGGCCGTGAACCTGCTTACGAGCAACACGCCAGCGGTAAAGGCGAGAACGTGAAGGAAGTCCATTCAGAAACCGACCTTCTCACCGTAAGGCGTGCTAACCAGTTCGCCATACGGGATTTCAGCGACGTTGCCATTGGGCCATGCAATCTCGATCATGTTCTGTGGCCCATTCGACCAGCAACCGCGCATGAAATGGTTGGGGTTTCCGTCGACAAACACCGCTTCGCGACCGCGCCCGTTGCACGCGAAATCGGTCAGGGTCATGCGCTGGCGATGCCCTTCGACCGACTGCTCATAATCGGCGAGAACGTGCGGCTCGAACACCGGCGCGGGCTGGCATGCGTAGGGTCCGCAAACGGTATGGGCCTGTGTCGGGCGCGCGACGACCATTACAGCCGCGAACAACATAACGATTACTAGCACTTCTGAGAGGGTGAACTTTTTCATGATCTATTCCTTTCTGTGTTGGGTCGATTCTATTGACGAAGCTTATCGACAATCGTCGAGAAAGTAACTAGAGGATTTACTCTAGCCGCGCAGCTAAACGACAGGTGATGAATCAGGTACGGCAACAGCTTGAATAGCACCAGGTACCAGCAGCCGAACGAGAACGCAAACACAGCACAAATAAATGCGATGCCAGCGGTAATGTTTGCCGTTTCCGGGTTTACCTTGAGAAATTTTAGCGACACTTTCATTCCTTGAATAGCGGCCCGAAGAGGGTTCTGTTCTACACTTCGGGCCGTGCTGGGTTGATCAAGAATCGTCAGTACAGACTATGGCCGATACCAGCGAAGATTCTTCGCAGCCCGTGTAGCCTTTGTGTAGCCCAACTTGGCGTAATCACCCATGCGCTCTTCGATCACGAGTACGCGATCCCACTCAGAACCTTGGGCCTTGTGTGCCGTGCAGCAATACCCGAACTGGAATCCACCGGGCGCCTTGAGCGCTTCCTTGGCAACCGCGTCGTCCGCGTCGAACGATAGGGGGTTGAACTTTACCGTACGCTCACGGCCGTCGGTGAGCGAGCGCAGTGTAAGCATTAGCATTTGCGGCGCGTCGCCCTCGGCGCACTCTTCCGTGTCGGGCTCACGATACCCCAGCACGATCCCCTGCTCACCATTCATGAAATTCTTGCCATGCTGATTAAACCAGCACATTACCTTTTCTCCCACTTGCGGCGTGGGGCCGTCAAATCCAAGCGCCTTCCTGATGTCGGTGTTGATGCCGACGCGAGTCGAATTGTACGAACACAGGATTTGGGCGTTCTCGTCGACGTGCGCCAGAAGATCGGCGATTGGCGGCATACCGGCGCGCACCTGGACGTCGTCATACTCGCGACACGGCAACTGTTTGCCTTCGCTCAGAAACATCGCAGCCCGGATAATGTTCGACAATGGCTTGGGCTGGCCGTTTTCATCTACCTGGCGCATGGTCTCGGTCAGGGTGTAATCGGCATCCTGATGCGTCACGCACGGCGTACCCTTGACCGGCGGTACCTGCTTCAGGTCACCCAGTTGCAGGATGGGAATACCGCGACGCCTGACAGTACCAAAGTCGTATGCGGTGATCATCGAAATCTCATCACACACCACGAGCGACGGATTCTCGTCGTGCTTCACCTTCTCCATAAATTGCGGGTCGCCCTCTTCGTCTTCACCCAGCACGCGATAAACGAACTGGTGAAGCGTACCGGCGCCCGCACATCCTTTCTGACGCAGCCGCGACGCAGCCTTACCCGTCGGCGCAATGAACTTGACGCGGTACAGCATCGACTCGCCACCCATGCACTCGATCGCAGCAGCCTTCGCGACCGACGTCTTGCCCGTGCCCGCGTCGCCGTTCAGGAAGAAACACTGCTTCGTCGTGCGCCCCAATACGTAATCGCTATACCACTTCTTTATCAGGCGGATTGCTTCTAGCTGGCCTTCGTTGAACGAAAAGGTCTTGCCGGGCACGTCGCTCATATTTGACATTTCTAAGCCTTTCTTTTGGTGTTCACCGCAACAAGCGGACCCGGCGCACACCGGGCATATGGATAGTAGTCGAGAACCGTCGAGATTTCAACCGGTAAAAGTTGGGGAATTTTTCACAACTATGTATTGCTTACCGAAAAGCGGTAGCGTAAGATCGCCACTTGTCGACGAAAGACTAGAAAGGGACCAGAAATTGAACTTGCGTGAACAGGTAGCCATGGCCGAAGAGTTTCTTCGAGAACTCGGTAGGGGCATACCCGAAGAAGAGCGGGTGATGGTTGGTTATGCCAGGGAAGCAACGGTACAGGTCGACGCGGACGGCAAGAAACTGAATGCCGGATGGTGGCCGGTCGCGTGGTCAGACGGCAAGTACATCAATGGGAACGACAACTGCTATGCGTGCATTTCATCGTCCATCAAAACACCCAACCCGCGCACCGGACAAATGCGCTACTGGCGCGGCGAACAGTCTTTCGGCCATGGGCTTGCACTCATGGTTGACGATGTCGGCACAGGCACTGGGTCCAAAGGCGGACTCGGACTTGACGATATTCGACGAGTACTTGAGCCTACTGCCATCGTTGAGACTTCCCCCAACAACTATCAATGCTGGTACTTCCTGGATGAGCCTTGCGCCGACATGGTTCAGTTTAAAGCGTTCCTTACCGGATTCGTCGCGGGAGTACTTGTCAAAAAGGGCGGAGACACCACGATTCGAGACGTCTCGCGCTATGGCCGGATGCCCGTGGGGATCAATAACAAACGTAAGCCTGATGGAACCCTTAAGTATCCCTTATCAAATGACACCGGAGCAGCGGGAGAAAATCCGTATCGAGCTCGACTGGTTTGTGCAGACTATGCGAGACGGTATGGAATTGCTCATATCGCAGCACGCTTTGGATTTTCAGTGGTCAAGCCCGTCGCAAAGGTCCGAAGCGAATCTGAACTCGCCAACGCCGATATCGACGACTGGTTCAATCACTATTGGCTGAAGCTGGCCGTCAAAATCCTTGACGACATGCAAATGGGTGAGGGCTCGAACGGAGCCGTCGTCCAGAACATGAGCGGCAAGTACCGCATTCAATGCCCGTGGGGAGACGAGCACTCTAACGGCGATACCGGAGGCGCCTACTTCCGCGATCGCATTCCCGGCGCCGAATACGACTACGTGTTCGGTTGCGCGCATGACACCTGTCGCAAGACCAACAAACGCACCTGGTCGACATTTGTCGATTACATCGTGATACGTTACATCACCGACCTGCTGGAAATCCGCAACCGCCAGCAACAGGACTTTGCATTATCTGAATATTCGGAGATTGTCAAATGATTGATAAAGAAAGGATTATGGACGCCAGGTCGATCGAATGGTATGTCGTGCGGAAGTCACGGAATGACGGCGAAACGGGAAAGGTGATTGACTGCGTCAAGGCGTCTTCGATCGACGTCGCGTTCGAATATGCAATGGGTCGTTGGGCGAACTGCGTCGAGCGCTCACATGATGCCTCCGCAAACAATCCGCAAGCGTGGTGTCTGTCGGTGTGGCCGATGAAACCGGCGCGCGAAGTGTCGTTCAAGATCGTGCAGCCGACCAAAGAGGAAGTCGCAAAGTTCGCGGCCGGGCTCGAAGCGCCGCAGTATGTGAGTTATTCGTTTGACGCGAGGATTTGAGGGGATGGGTCTCCCGGCAAAATGGACCTTCGAAAGGTGCAAGTCAGAAGCGGCGAAGTATCGGACGCGGTACGAATTTCAGAAGGGGTCAGGTGGTACATACCAAGCCGCTTTTCGAAATAGGTGGATTGATGAAATCTGCGCTCATATGGAAAAGGTCCGTACGGCGTGGACCTTCGAAAGGTGCAAGTCAGAAGCTAAGGGGTATCGGACGCGGTACGAATTTCAGAAGGGGTCAAGTGGTATATACCAAGCCGCGCGGAATAATGGTTGGCTTGACGAGATATGCGCTCATATGGAAAAGGTCCGTACGACATGGACATTAGAAACGTGCAGGTTGGAAGCTAAGGGGTGTAGGACTCGGAACGAATTTAAGAAGGGGTCAATGAGTGCGTACGACGCTGCGTGGAGAAATAGGTGGCTTGACGAGATATGTGTCCA